GTCAATTCTAAGTCGGGTACTATGGGCGATTATGTGCCTCCAGTGTTCGCGGCATTTCAGCGCTATTTGTCTGGTCTTGAAGATCTTGATTATGGTGTTTTTTCTAATACGGCAATGAATTTACAGCTGAGTGATAGATCCGAATTGTATCGGTGGTTAGATAAGGTTCAGTTTCGTGTCAACTTTTCTATTCCTGTGACTTTATTTAATAAACCGTCTCATGCAATGTTCTATTACATTGATGGTGCTAATCTGGTACGTCGGAGGCAGTTGAATGGTGAATTGGACTTATATGTTCCTAATTGCAAATTGTTCGAACTTTTGGAGCCTACTGAACGATTACCTAATTATGGAAGATTACGTAAGGTCTTGAATACAGCAGCAGCTGACGGTCATGTTGAATCGCGTATTGCGGTATCTTATTATAACACAGTTAATAGCCAGGCACGACAAATAAAAGGTCCATTAGAACGTTTTCTGCAGTGTTTACTGATAGCGGAGAGCTGTCCATTGGGGAATGACCCCACGCACGTTGAGGATAATGATGGAGTCCTGCCAATAGAAACTAATTTACCATTATACGTGTTGAGAGAAGTGGCTAGAAGGATTACAGGCAATAGCGGTGATCGTGCACCTTGGTTATTCACAGCGACTGAGATACTGTGGTTCATGAGTCCTCTTATGACATCAGCCATTGCTCCGTTGATGATTGACCTAGCTAATTTGGCAATAATGAGGCAAATTTGTCGTCTACCTGACGTAGTTACTAGGGCGGCTGTTACGATGTATCTTAATGCAGCGGATAGCCATTCTTATAGTCAATATGTGCTTGAAACTAAGGGTTTGTTGATGGGAGCGAGTTTACACTCTATGTATCGTACGGCTGTTAGTGGTATTGTTCCGGTCGTTGAGTGGTCAGAGCCTCGTTCAAAATATAAATTTTCGTATCAAGGTGTGCGTAACTTGACGAGCCGTGATTATAATCATTCATGGCTGTGTGATGATGACTTGTTACAACGAGCTGCGAAATTTGGACTGCGTGATGTAATTAATGATATTCTTACATGCAGTAAAAAGGTTGACAAACACGATTTTGAGTCGGTAAAGTGGATACGTAACGTCATGGCTGGAACGAGTTCAATATTTATTGTGAGAGCACCCACAGAGACTGTTATCGCTGAGTATTCGCAGACTCCTGTCATTTTAGAGCCTATACCTGAAGAAGCTTTGACTATGCCCATTGGTGAAGTGAGATGTTTACGAAATGTCGCTCCATCCACTCCAAAGTTCTTGTACGATGTATGGCGTGATGCGGCGAGAGATGTATGTAATCGTAGTCAGACTTGGGATGCTCTAGAGCAGGTAATTATGCGTAGTCAGTATGTTACTGCTCGTGGAGGCTCTGGTGCTGCTTTACGGGATGTACTTAAGAATGCTAATATTGAATTACCTTCTTTCAATGGGGTTAAGGTTAAGTCATCGACTAAAATAGTACAAGCTGCTCAAGTTGCTGGTTTATCTTTTATGCAGCTAAAGGATGCTATTTTGGCACCATTATCTATGGGGTTAAGAAATCAGATTCAGCGTAGACAGCGCTCGATTATGCCACTTAATGTTGTTCAGCAGCAAGTGTCAGCTATACATACTCTGGTGGCCGATCATATAAATAAGCATGTGAATTTGTCTACTACTTCAGGTAGCGCTGTAATTGAAAAAGTTTTACCAATGGGCATGTATGCGTCATCTCCTCCTAATCAAACTATTAATATTGATATTAAGGCCTGTGATGCTAGTATTACCTGTCAGTATTTTCTTAGCATTATTTGTGGAGCTATTTTTGATGGTTGTCATAATGTGCGCGTAACTTCTCCATATATGGGTGTACCTCCTACACGATTGCGTGTTATTGGTGATGATGGTATTGCATCTACTATGCCAATCTCGGGTATGCAACATATGGTTCAATCCTTAGCTACGTTATATAATCGTGGATTTGCATATAAGGTCAATGATCCTTTTTGTCCAGGGAATACTTTTACACATCATACCTTAACCTTTCCTTCTGGTTCGACGGCTACGTCTACAGAGCATACTGCAAATAATAGTACCATGATGGACGGTTTTTTACGTATATGGTTGCCTGATCATTGTAAGGAAAAGGATGTACTCGCTTTGGCGGAGCGCATGTCTATACAGCGGAATTACGTATGTCAAGGTGATGATGGTATAATGATTATTGATTCGAACAATATTGATATGATAGATGGTGATTTAATTAAGCGATTTTGTCAATACTTGAAACAGTATGGTGAGACCTTTGGATGGAATTATGATATTGATTTCAATGGGACAACTGAATACTTAAAATTGTATTTTATTTATGGTTGTCGTATACCTAATATTAGTAGGCATCCCGTAATTAACAAAGAGCGTGCTACTCAGGAGCGCTCGGAATTATGGCCCGCTACTATCGACATTATGATGGGTGTGTTTTGGAATGGCGTGCATGATGGTTTACACTGGCGACAGTGGATTAGATTTTGTTGGTGTTTGGCGGCTTTATATTCACGTAAGATTAATCGTGATGCTTTAACTCCACGAGTTATACAATATTCGCCGTGGGCATTTGTGTATTTAGGGTTACCGCCTATTCGAGCATTTGGTTCTCATCCTTATCCAATTTCGGTGTATCTGCCAACGGGTGATATGGGTTTCTATGCATTGCTGACAGTTTTGAAACCTTTTATTTTAGCTTATGCTGATGCTCGTGGTTATAATGCTGATAGTGAGGGATTGTTTGGACCTATTGATCACGTACGATTGTTTAATGATCTGAAGCTATATCAAGGTTATTATATGGCTCAATTACCTCGTCGTCCTGTGAAGACGAGTCGGACCATCTCGTCAAACGACCGTGCTCGGTTCCTAACTGCTTTACATGGTTATGTTTTTGAAGATCCTGTGTTGCGTATGCGTGTTGCACGTGGACGTCATATGTGGCATATGTCTGGGTTTGAAAAGGTGAAACACCCGCCGAGTTTAGAGGACGTACCGAGGAAATGGTTGGAAGGGGCTCAAGAGGCTGATGTTGCTACTTTGGAGGAGATTAATGCTATGGATGATGTGTTAATGAATGCCATGCGACATACATATTCGAGTTTCTCAAAATTACTGGAATGTTATTTGTCCGTTGAATGGGATTATGAGTATGGAAGTGAGCCAGCGATTGATCTTCGGGTTCCTATATGTGCCGGGTATGATCCAGAGAATGCGGATATGTATTTTAAGATGACGTCTCTTGGGCCCATGATGAGTAGTACAAAGAAATATTTTTCAGATAAATTATTCATTGGCAAAACTGTGTCAGGGTTGGACGTTGAGGCTGTTGATAAAAGTTTACTTCGGCTGCGTGCACTTGGAGCTCCCCGTGATGCGATAATAGGTCAGCTTATGATGTTGGGATATGATTTCGGTGCTGCATCCACGCTAGCTGGGCGTATATTACTTCAGAATGTGCACGCTGTTCAACTGGCGAAAGTAGTTAACTTAGCTGTGCCAGACTCGTGGATGATATTCGATTTTGATCGTATGTTGCATGAACGTATTTGTGTTTTTCCAAAAGTCTCACGAAAGGCGTTTACGGATATAGCGCCTCACCACGCATGGATTAAAGGTGTTTTGCGCTTATTAGGAGGGGCTGTTGCAATGTCGATACCTGGAGTTGTGCCTAAATTATATCTAAGTGAGATTAGAGGTGGGAGTCGTAGTATGTCTCTAAAACTCAGGCATTGGATGGCGAAGGAAGTGCTGTGATCGGGGGCGCATGTGCTCCGTCTTAGCTATTCATC